ACCATCGTTGTTGCGTCAGTTTCTCCTTCTACGAAAACTGGGGGAACGTGCATGTTATTATCGATTGTTTGGTCAGCAAACGAACCAAGCACTCCACCATCGCCAGCAACTACAGTTCCAACCGTATAACTCACAGTAACCTGATCTCCATAGATTGGTAAATCACCGTCACAAGTAAGCACAATTACGGTTTCATCAGCATCTAAGCCTGCGGCTGAGAAAGCCTGTGGCGCACCGCCTTCAATCGAGTATGTAAATTCAGCGTGTTTCCCTGCTGGATTTGCCATGTCCTTGTTGAAGCGAATGAGAATATCTTCCCCATCTGCGCTTGTTTCACCAGAAATCATAATGGGCACAAGTGAGGTATTCGTGATATCTTCGATCTCTTCGTCCCTTAGGTATCCCCAACGTCCTTCAGCCAGAATGAACATCGGACTTGCCGTGACGCCGAAATCAATTTCTGCTCCATCGGGAACCGGTTGTCCAGATACGGTCAAATCGATGATGTTTGCGTCATCGAATCGTAATTCTGCCGCAGAGAACGCCCGCATGTCGCCATCCTGCTTGAAGTAGAACTGTTCGTGCTTTCCGGTTGGATCTGCCATCGCTTCACTGCACGTTACGATAATCGTGTTTCCAGCGTTATTTACAGCGACAGCCTCAATCGTTGGTGGCTCTTCCTTCGTATTATCAACGGCGAAATCGGTAAGCAAGCCCAGTTTAACCTCAGCTTGGCTCTGTGCTGTTCCTACAAAACAATCGTAAGAGATAGTGACGACATCATCCCATTCTGGCACATCTGAAGCGATAAACAATACGTAAGTTGTCGCATCGCCCATCTTTCGGTCAATGGCGTCAAATGCTCTTGCCGTTCCGCCATTCACGCTAAATGTCCAACCAGCAAGGGTTGGTGAGGCGTGCATATCGACATTGAACGTTATTTCAATCTCTTCTCCTGTAAAGCTCAGCTCTGGATCGCCAACCACAGTCGGTCCGGGATATGCCCAAACCGAGAACATATTGGTTCCTATTGAGGCTAAGCGTGCCTCAAATTCGGTTTCGTCCAGAATCTCAATATAAGGGTCAGGATCGCTTTTTAGTTCAAGAGCGTGACGCATTTGCTTATCCCTAAGCTCGTCATCTTCAAGAATAATCAGGAATTCCTGCTCCACGGCGGTATAGATTTCCCGCACATAACGCAGAGCAACAAGCTTCATCTGCGAGAAATAGGCTGTGATATCATCGCCTACTTCAACGCTGACTGCCGCTTTAGTTCTCCACGCAAACATTTCTAATCCAGTAACCATTTCTGATACCTCCTTAAATTACTATGATTGGGTATTACCCCCAATCATGGTGATGGTGTCAGAACTGAGAACGGATATGACGTAAGTCTGTTCGGACGCATTGCATGAATTGGGTTCGGAACTGCCCAACCGAGCCGCATTGTGACACGCAGAGCGACCATATCGTTCTGCATCAGGTTCATGACGATATCGCCGTTGTCATCCTGAATCACGCCTTCGGTAAATACCTTGAACGTAATATCATTTCTGATTGAGTAAACGGCTTTGTCCATGTCACCACAAATCATAAGAGCCTCTGAGGCATCGAATGTGTTGTTCTTCGGGAAATTGATGGGTAACCCATAAAGAGTACTTGGTGTGCCAGCTTGAAGCGATGGGTTGAAGAGGAGAGCATCGTTTGTGTCACGGAGCTTCCTAAGACGGTTTTTCATCCCAATCGCGCCAATGAACCCCGATGGGTCATAGCCCAGACCTTCAAGGATAGCCATAGTATCGGCAATATCGTCTGCAATATCGACATTATCGACTACCGATCCTTCCTCGATGTCCTGATTAAGCGCTATCGAGCCCGGTACAATCCCGACTGGCCATGACGTTGGACGATTCTGCCCCCAAATGACGGCTTCATCAATTCTCTGATGGAACGCCTCAATAATTCGTGGTCTTACCTCATCCCAAATCGGATATTCAGCGTCATCCAGCACATCTTCCGCAATTGGGAGGATAATTGCCAATGGTTCAGCAACGATATAGACGTTTGCCCATTCCATCTGATGAGTCTGCTTCCTTGTGGGAACGCCCTCTTCTGGTGAATTAGATCCAGAAAACGGGCTTGTATTACCGACTGCGGGATCTGATGTGGTAGTTGTAGCAAATGACGCACCACCAAGCGAATCAAGAACAGGCATCCTATAGGTCTTTGAAGACATCCTTGGAAGCTGTCTAAAAAGCGATAAGGTCGAACTTCCTTCTACAATTCCGGCAATGACTTCTCTAGCGACCTCTTCAGGAATGAGAGGCTGTGCGTCAAGCTCTGTAGTCATGTGTGCGCCATACTGAATTTCAGTCATTTTAAATCACATAGTAACCCAAATTCTTATTTACGCCCGGCGGCTTTGCGAATTTGGGAATCAAAGGTCGCACCGGGGTGTTCTTTCTTACCTTCCCCAACCTTTGGAATTCTCTTAGGAAGACGGGTTTGAACCTCGTTCTGCACCGCTTCTTGAAAAGCCTTCTCAAATGTCTGGATATTTTTATATGTATCGTCTGCATCTTCTCCAATCAGCCAATTCACGAAACTAGTAGGAAGTTTCTTTTCTTCCAGAATCTTGATAGATTCAAGTTTCAGGGATTGTATGTGGAGTGTTCTCTCTTTTTTAGCAATCTCTTCCTCTCTCTTTTTAAGGAGCATTTCTTGTTTCTCCTTCTCAGAGAGCTGTGACATTTTTGCCGCTTCCTGCTTCTCCCTTTCGAGTTTTTCGTTATACTCCTTCTCCCATTTGGCTTTTGCCGTCTTTAGAGCGTCAGTTACTCGTTTGTCGGCTTCTGACTGGAGTTTTTTGTCGAATTCCTCTTTAGAAAGGGAAATTGTTTCTGCGGTATTATCTTGACCGTTTGACGGATCATGACCCTGCTGGTTCTGAGATTCAGCCCCGCTTGCAGTTCCATCTTTTTCTGTCATATCCTCTGTATTGTATTACTTATTATTTAAATGTTCGTCTATTTTCTTCCTTTATTTGCTTTCTTATTCTTTTCAACAAATTTCTTAATCTTCGCCACTCTATACGCCCTTCCTGAAAGATGGGATAAATCTTTATCCTTTGGCATTTTCTTTCCTCCTACCGCGTTTAATTGATTTTCTGATTTCTTCTAACCGTTCCTGTGAAATTTCTCCACTTTCAAAGGTAAAATCGGAATCCCGCATCCTACCAGCCACATATTTTGAATTTGTGTCCATATTGAATCACATCGGATAAACTGTAACAATTGTGTATTTATCTATTTCTCTTGCTCCTTCTATAACTTCCTTCCCAATAATCTGCCATTTTTGACCAGCCTGAAGAATAAGCTCAAATTCACCAGAACTTCCAGCTAATCCCTTTATTTTTCCATCTGTAATAGCACGGATTACAACCCTGCCCTGTTCACCAGCGTTTCTCGAAAATGATGATGCTGTATAAGGATTTGTTGAAAATGACTGAAACGCCGCGTCAGACAAAATATCCCCTATCTTTTTTGTCGCCAATTCCCTACCTGATTTCTCGCCAATTCCTCTAAATAAGTATTTTCCTTCTTCTAATGGGTTTTGTCTTTGTATTTCACCAGATATAAACTTTATCTTCGCATTTAAATCAATAATTCTATCTCTAGCGTTTTTTTCGGCACGGAGTGTTGATGTGTCAAACTCCATTTTACCTCGTAAAAACCTATTAATACTCACATAGCCGCTTCTCGTATAATCTGTAACTGCCTTATCTATCCCTATATGGTCAGCATCGTGGACGTAATCACTTGGATTAAAGACCCATTCTTGGGTATAATGTTTATCGGAGAAGTTTAATCGTCCACTTTCATCTAAATCATACGATAATTGTTCATTAGCAGGAGTTAAATCTTTAGCCAATTCGTGTTCGATTTGTTCTTCTTTTAAGATATTCTCATCTGGTGGCACAATGAATGTTCTAAGTTTACAACGGCAGTTAATATCGTCTTCCGCCACACCCATCGCGCCCGGATACAATCCGCGACCACCTGTCATATCATTTACGAATTCCTCATCAAAAGGGATAGCATTATCTTTTGAATATTTCTCGCCCATATAAGCATGGGAATCACGTAATCTTGCATCAGAAGTCGAATCCCACCATTTCATCGTCTTATAAGGCTTCTCTGTGGAAATCTTATTAATAACACCAAACCGTGCCTCTTCTTGAACTCTATGTCCTTCCGTCCTCACAATTCTAGTTGCCTTGACATAATCGCCTTCTAGCGTCTTTGTAAGTCTTCTCGCCATATCTCTATAAGATTCACCATTATGAAGCCCTTGAGTTAAAGTGGCATTTATTTCACGTATAATACCCGCTCTCTGACCTCTTAGACGCTCATTTAATGTTAAGCCAGATAAATCGTTCTGGACGGATTTCATTGCTTGTTTTTTCGGAGGAAGTTCATTAAAATTTAAATCGGGCTTATCAGATTGAAGAGTATTCATCTCATTTGAATATGAGGCGTTATATACGCTTTCTCCTGTTTTTCGTATTTTGTTATCAATTAGGGTTTGATTTTTTGAAATAGCCGTATTAATCTCATCTTTAAGTTTGCCTAATCGACCATATTTAGAAAGCTCTTTATATGATAATTTACCCTCAGAATCAGCGTATTTTTCAAAAGCGATTGATAAATGGGATTTTATTTCTTTTCCCATTTTTCCGTAATCTCCACCTATAGCCTTCAATTGATTTTTTATTATCATATCGATAAACGAATCAAAATCCATAAGATTATTCCTCTTCGTTAGTGTCTTCTTCCATATACCTCGATAAATCTATCGTTGCGTCATTTTGCTCCTGTATTTTCTGCAATTCTACTACTGGATCGTCAATAAACGGTAATCTGGATATTAATGTTCCATCGGAAACAATACCGCGCAACTTTCCAATCATATCCGCTATTTCATCGCTATTTTCGGGAACATTGCGATTAAATGAAATATCAACATCTCTCCAATCGTATTTAACCCCGATTGTTGAAAGATAGTTACAAATTAACTCAATCCGTCTTTGGATGGCTTTCTTGAACTTTCTTTCTTTCTGTGCCGTATTTTGCTCCATCCCCCAAAGTTTATATTGAAGTGCAATCCCCGAAACATTGCCAGCAAACGCTTCATCTGTAAGATTNGCAGTTTTGCTGAGTTTATGAATATCGGCAACAATCCGGTTCTTAAACGCCTCCATTCCGCTATAATCTTGATTCTTAACAAGCCAATCAGCATCCCCGCCGTCTTGAAGGAGTATTGCCCTGTTCTGCTTCATAGAGTTGATTGTTTCCTCGTCTGTTCCGCCCATATTCTTGATTTTCAAGTAAGCATCAGCGAAATATTCAAAGTCGTTTGCGGTGTCTGACTGTGAAAAATCGTAAGCATCAATCAGAGTCAATACTTTTTCAAAATCTCCCTGTCGCTCATCGTTATTGGGAAATTCTATGACCGGAATATCCTGAAACGGATGTGATATAGCCTCTATTTCAGTAAGCGTTGTTTTGCCTACGGATTCGTAATATACAATTTTATCTGCGGTATAAAGTTCCGCTTTAAGGATTTTTCCATCGTTTTCATACCAATATCGGACAGCATATAACGGGTTAGGATTGATTGAATTATCATATACTAGGATTAAACTCTCTGGATTTACAACCCCAAACCGGATATTTGCCTCTTCATCAAAATACAGCAATTCAAAGGCTGTTCCCTTAATACCCGCTTCTTTAGCGAGTTGTATATTTTCGTCCTGTTCATCGTTATATTTGAAAATATCACTTAATTTTTCAACAAATTGGTCATTGGACGATGTATAAACAATTGGCTTACCTAAAAAATATCCTAGATTCACATCAACGATATAACCCGAATAATTATTGACTATTCGGTTATTAGGCTTGTTTGCATCGGCAGATTTCCTATCCCTGATACCATNATGATTTCCCTTATAATAATCAAGCATTTTCTTATATTTGGACGTATTATGCTCTTTTATCAATTCCATTACATCTCTGGTCGTAATTTCTTCCATACAATCACCACCCTGTAGCGCAATCACGAATATTTATCCTCACTCTACCGTTCAATCGCTTATCGCTTGATGTTTCAAGCCAGAAACAGACATAAACAATAGAATTTGAATCAAATATCGTATCAACAAAATCAATCAACGCCCATACCCGCTTTTTATGAATAGAGCCGAATATGGCATCCTCTATTCCATCCACAGGTGTATCAGGGATTAATTCCGTTCCATCACTATGAATCACTTTATACGAACCCGCCACAATAAAAGGTTCTAATC